GGTCTTTAACGTGGGACATCAGAGAGGATAGTCAAGTGGATGGAGCCAAATCGGTCACTCACTACGCCCATATCAACCTACCAGGGGAGGAAGACAGACCATGAAACTGATAGACGCAGATAAGCTGCTGGAATGGCTTAAATCAATGAGAGGCAATGGGTACTGGACGGATGTTATTTTTGACGAAGTGGTTAAAGAGGTGGAATCTGGCACCTTTTACCCCACACCACCAGTACAGCCAGACATCAAGCCGGGGGATAAGGTGCGTAATCGAATCTATGGATTAGGTGAAGTTGATATGGTAGCTAACAGGGGATGCAGGAAATACGCCATGGTTCAGTTTGCCGAAGACTATACAGGGATGTGGGCCGAGGAACTGGAGGTAATCAAATGAGTAGTGGACAAAAGAAACACAGCCGTATCACCGCTATGCCGGTAGTATCCAGTTTCCCGCCGCCTAATCGCGATACAGTCCACAGTATCGTAACAACATACACCCTGACACCGGAAGAACTGGCCGAAGTAATAGCCAAGTATGGACCACCTATCAGACCATACGGCAGCTACAGCAGCATAGCGACACCACCAACACGCCAGCAGGGAGGTGCGAAGCGTGGCAAACAAGTACGGGGCAAAAAAGACGCAAGTTAACGGGATAACGTTTGACAGTAAACGAGAGGCCAACCGGTACAGAGAGTTGCTGCTGATGCAGCGCGCCGGGATCGTCAAGGAAATTGAGTTGCAGCCCCAATATGTACTCATAGATAAATTCAAACATAAGCGCACAGGTAAGGTAATTCAGCCCATCAAGTACACTGCAGACTTCCTAGTTACTTATCCAGACGGACGGCAAGAGATAGAAGATGCTAAAGGAGCGATCACCAGGGACTATTCGCTACGGAAGAAACTATTTTACAACCGTTACCCAGAACTCGAAATCAAGGAGGTATGAACGTTGAGAGCAGCATGGATCAACCTAGGCAGCAAGTATATGCTCATGGACGACTGCGGAGCCCATAGAGGCACGATCATCACCTTGGACAAGCAAACATACCAGCGGAGCTTACGGGCGCTGTATGACCCTCCAGTGGTGATATACACGGAAGGAAGCAAGTTACTACACAAAGGTGATATTGATCGCAAAACGGCATAATTAAATCTATGAAAACGCAAGAAAACGAAAGATATTAGTACAATAAAGCCGGGAAATAGTGTATAATATAGGTAATAATCAATAATATGAGCGAAAAGAGGGGTATTCGTGGAAAAATCGGAATTGCAAGCGCAAATTGAGAAGTTGCAGTATGAGCTAAACGCGGAAAACCAGCGCGGAGGACTGAAGGATGCAGCAAAGGTAGAAAGCCTGGAAGCACAGATTACGGAATTGACGGCAGAGCTTGATAAACCCGTAGTGGACCCTGTAATCGCCAAGGCTAATGAAGAAGTTGAACTGTTTGGTACAGCATTATATCCTTTTTGCAAGAACGAACTGTCTTACAACGCAATCCGATCCAGCGTAATCAGCAAGACATACGCTCTGATGGACACATTGAACGACGCACAAAAGCAGGCCGAAGAAGCTGCGGAGATCACAAGTAGTGAACTATCCGAACTGTCGCAGCAGATTGAAGACAGAGACGCCATTATCTCCGGGCTGCGCAAGGAATTGTTCGAAGCGAAGGAACTGGCCGAAGACAACGCCAACAAGCGTGACGCCGCATGCCGTGAACTGCTGGAAGCCTCACAGACTATTGATACACTTAAAGATAAGCTTGCAGCCGCAGAAGTGACGGTGCCAAAGGCCCGGACGAATGTTGAAGGATCAGACCAAGACGCTGCTGAAGCCTACAAACAATCACTGCCAGCCATCTACGATGTACAACCGCTGGACAACCGCGGTAGCAGATTTAGTGCCAAATTTGCGGCAACCGATGAAGCGTTCGAGGACTATTACATCTACAAAGACGGTAAGTACCGTGAGGTCGCAGCCGAAGAGGCATCCACGTTTCGAACCGAATACCTTGCAGCGCAACAACCGACGCCTGTTGAAGAGGATCATTCACACGATATTCCCGACAGCACAGACGAGGTAGCCTACACCGCACCTGCCTTTCGTTATACAGAGGAAGACGGGGCAACCGGTGGATTGGATCAAGCAGACGCTGGTAGCGAAGTGGCAGGAAAGAGTGTTGAAGAAAGACTCACGGCGCTCGAGTTAGCGGTATTTGGTACAGCGAGGGAGGCAGCTTAGGCTGCTTTTCCGCTATGAAGGTAGGAGACAGGGTACGACACAAGTCAGGCTTAACCGGACGTATCATGAGTATCACAGAGTGGGTATATGTATGGATAGACGGTACGCGGACGACATTACCTTATTATGCGAGTAGCCTGGAAGTGATTAAGGAGGGTAAGCGCATGAAACCGGAAGATATACAGGTTGATCTTGAATATCCAAGGTCAGATGATAGGCCAGAAGGTGTACGAATAGATTTGAGCGATGTTAGGGCATCCGATGGTATAAGAGTATCATATGATTTTGTGAGAGACGGATGGTCAATTCAGCAGCCTAAAACAACACACCCATGGATTGAAGATAATACGTATGGACTTCATGAGGACTGGATTGAAACAGCATTCGTACAATCATGGCCGTTTGGTGATGGGACAGTGTTTATTGAGAAGGATGGTACCAGTAGAACGGAGTAATTCATATTATCTATAGGGGGGATAACCATGAAGTGGCAAGATTCGTACAATGACACAGTATCTGAATTGCGCATCCTGCAGATTCGTGAGATGGAGATCAGGAGACGGGTTGATATGGCCCACGCTGTGTTATTCTCAGGAGGCATGCCATCATCCGTATACTGCCACATACCACTTGATAAGGGAATCGAGAAGTATAACGCAGCCATAGATGAACTGGAAGCAATACAGGCAGAGGTGGACCACCTACAAAAGGTTAAGAATGAGATGGAACAATACGCAGCTCAGTTCGAAGGTCTGGCGAATGTAGTAATATACAAACAGATCATTGAGAACAAAACATACCGTCAGATGGCGCCGGAATTGGGGTACAGCGAATCGTATCTACGCAAACAAGTTATGAAAAGGAACAAAGATGGAACACAAAGTACAAAGGCATCGTGATATTATAGTAGTATGAGGAATTGACGACCAGTGACGCGCGGACTGCCCCTGTCGTCGATTCCCCACTAACTTGGATGTTTCACTCCTACCTCTTGGCGCTGGGAAACTGGCGCTACATTTTAGGGAAATCGTCTAGAGGTCAGGACGCTTGTGGGCGCGACGCCCCGAAACGTTGGTTCGATTCCAACTTTCCCTAACTATAGCAACACCCATCCATAACGCGCTACCGCGCACACTTCGATGTTGGGATGGTTTGCATATATATGATGGGTCGCCCCAGCGGTTTAACTGTCCTCGTAGAGGTTCAGCTAGTCCCATCAAACACAGCATCCCCAGCGGACCGGTGATGAGGCAGGCAAAGTTAGGACCGTCCCTATGCTGGCGCGGGTTATCCAGTACAGAGTATCAGAGAGAGTAGCGGAAACGCTGCTCTTTTTGTTTTGCGGCAAAGCCGCCATCGAGTCAGACCGAATAGGCTTAACAAAGTGGAGGCCGGATAGGGTTGAGGCATTCAGAACGTTATTTATATTGGATACTTATGTTAATGATCACTATATATGTTGAGGTGGTGAGATAGATGGACAAACAAGTGGAATACGGTCCAGATACATTCAGTATAGCGGTAGATGCAGAAACAGGTGATTATCACATCTTGGGCACGGATATAGTGCTGACAAAGGATCAGGCTGCACAGGTGGCGGCAGTGTATGGATGCATGCATTTATTTGAGGAAGAGACTGAAAGTGAAGAGATGCTGCAAGTTGCATCGTTCAACATGCTGGGAATAAGGGATTATATAACGCAAAAAAGTAATTTTTACCGTGTTGATGATGTGTGAGTCTCCGAAATCACGGGTGTAATACTTCACATTCTGCAAAACAGCCGAAATTATAGCGCAATTAAGTTAGATTAGAGGGGGTGAACACAATGGCATTGACGGATAAGCAGAGGAATTTCGTTAACGAGTACATGAAGGACATGAACGCATCGGCAGCTTATCTGCGTGCTGGGTATCAATGTACCGAAGAGGCAGCGAGACGTGCAGGTAGCCGTTTGTTGTCAAATGTAGACATTCAGGACGAAATCGGACGAAGAACGGACAAAATGCAGCAAGAATCGGGCATGAGTGTCCGCTGGGTGCTAGAAAAGTACAAAAAGATCATCGAGAGAAACGAAGACACTGACCCGGCAGTTGCGAAGGGGGCGCTTGATAGTGTGGCTAAACATTACGGGATGTTCAAGGAAAAGGTTGAAGTTACTGGCGAGGCTGGTGGCGCGATACAGGTTGTGTTCAGTAGCAAGATGAAGAAGGGTGATGCCACGTGAGCACAATCATCATTCCTTACGAACCGCAGCCAAGGCAGCAGCTATACCACCAAGCCGTGGACATAGACGAACTACTATTTGGTGGTGCAGCTGGTGGTGGGAAGTCAGAGTCCACAATATGGGATGCACTCAGTTATGGATTGGAGTGCGAGGGAAGCCGTCAGATCATCTTCAGACGAACATTCCCGGATTTACAACGCTCCATCATCAACCGCACGCTTCAGGTGTACCCGAAGGCAGTAGCCAAATACAACCAATCTAAGCACGAATGGACGCTTATTAATGGATCAGTTATCGAGCTTGCCTATTGGGACAACGACAGCAACTACATGAACTATCAGGGTGCTGAGTATGATGTAATCAGGTGGGAAGAGTTAACTCAGTTTGAAGAGAAATGGTACACCTACATGCTATCTCGTCTCCGTGGTGCTAAGCCTTATCCACGATCTGTGAAGAGTACAACCAACCCGGGCGGTGTAGGACATGCATGGGTGAAGCGCAGATTCATAGACATAGGCGAATGGGAACAGGTCCACACGGTCAATGAGGTTGATGACGATGGAAATCATTTAATATATCCACCAGGCACTCCTAACGCAGGAGAGCCTATTTTGCGTAACCGGATATTCATTCCCTCAAAGGTTACGGATAACATTGCGCTTATGCAAAATGACCCGGGATACATTGCGCGACTGATGTCACTACCGGACAACGAGCGTAAGCAGCTGCTAGATGGGGACTGGGATACATTCGCCGGTCAATATTTTGCTGAGTTCAGCCGTGCTCTGCACGTTGTAGAGCCGTTTGATATACCAAGTGACTGGAAAAGGTACAGGGCAATGGACGAGGGCTACAATGACCCGTTTGTGTGCCTCTGGGTGGCCCTTGATCCTAAGGGAACAGCATATGTGTACCGTGAGTTTGTAAAGAGCAAACTTCTGACCAGTGAGCAAGTGGAAATGGTTCGGTTGAATAGTGGTGCAGAGGAGTACGAATACAGTGTGGCGGATACATCATTCTGGAACCGGGCCAAAACGGAGAATGTCACTCCCGCAGAGATATTTGCCAGCATGAATGTACCATTACAGCAGGCAAAGAAAGAACGTGTGAACGGATGGAAGCGACTGAGAGAGTGGCTTCATCCAGTAGATACCTTAGATCATGTAACTGGTCAAAAGTACAAACATGCTAATTTGAAGATATTCAGCACATGTGTGAAAGCAATTGAGGCGATCCCGTCTATGGTACACGATGACAAGATGGTTGAAGATGTTGCGGCCCATCCACTGGACCATGTGCCGGACGCGCTTCGGTATTGGTGCATGAGTCGCCCACAAGCATCAACAACTAAAGCATGGTCAGCTATACCAGACAGAAGATCACAAGTTCCATTTGATTATGAAGAAGATGATTTTAAGGAGCAAACACAAAGTGGATGGGGTAGGTGGTGACATGCTTACATTCTTAGTATTCGCTGGAATAGCGTATATAGGAATCATTTATATCTGCAAAAAGCAGCAAGACACAATTAGCGACCTGACAAATAAACTGATGGCAAAGGATTATCGGGAGTACAAGGTCATGGACAGGCCTCCCGAACCGGAACCACCAAAGCCAAAACGTCAAAGTTGGGCCAGTGATGTGGACTTGAACGAATTTAGTCAGTGAGGAGGTGAGTAAATGACACTCTTGGACAAAGCAAAGGACGCACTTACCGGCATATTCGGATCAGGCGAGAATCTACCGACTGTTGAACCATTGAATACGCCGGAGCAGCAGAAACTAGTGACAATGGTTGATGGTGATTATCAAGTATATAAGGAGAATCGCCAAGGTATAGAGCCACAATGGAGGTTGGAGCAGCTAATATACGCTGGCGATCACTGGCATGGTCTACGCCCTGACTTCGAGATAAAAGAAAGGCCGAGCAACACGGACAATATTGCGGGAGCACAGATTGATTCTATACTCGGTAAAGTTACAGGCTGGGACCCAGCGCCGGACTTTGAAGCACAGGAGCCAGGAGATGAACAAAAGGCTCAGGATCTTAACGATTTCATCCCATATGACTTACGTAAAATTAACTTCAGAGATAAATATGTAAGGGCCGTGAGAACAAGCATCATTCACGGTCCTTTAGTATTTAAAACCATCTATGATCCTACGGTTGAGGGTGGACGAGGTAAGAACAGATACGATGGACAAAATGACATCATCCCGGTTGAGTTAGGTTCATTCTTCCCAGACCCACGCATACTTGATTTCATAAATCTTCAGAAGATGGGCGCTATTATCATAAACACTCGTCAGACCATGGAGTACTTTGAGGAAAGATGGCCTGCGCAGGGTAAAAAGGTCATGCCTGATATGGATGCCAATGATACGCAGATATTTAACAACACTGGCAGTTCGGATCGGTTCAATACAACACATACACGAAATGAATCAACACAGTCACGTACAGCTGGTTTGATCGAATACTGGTATCGTGGGCTGCCAAAAATGGTGACTGAAGAAGACAAAGATCTGTTTGAGGAACAAGCGAGAACGCTGATGAGTGATGGAAAAGATCCCTCAGAGGCGATAGCTAAAGCAGGCGGAACGATGTCTGGTGTGCATTGTATCTATAAATCGTCCAGCGGCGTGTTTTTGGAACATAAGTCGTATGTATATGATCACGGGCAATACCCGTTCTCAGCACGAACGTTATTCCCTATTGAAGGAAGTATATGGGGTAAGGGTTTTATGCGAGACATGGTCAAGCCTCAGCTGATGCTCAATAAGTTCGCCGAGCTTGCGGTTGAAACCATGTCAAAGCAGGGGAATGCAGGAATTATGTATGAGGAAGATGCCATCAACCGCGGTCAGGTGAGTACATGGAAAGCGATAAGAGCCATTCCGGGTGCGATGCTTCCGACAGCTTCTGGATCAATATCAGGAAACAGGATCAAAGAATTACAAGGTGTGGACGTTCCAGCCACGGTATTCAATATGATCCAACACTATTTAACAATGCTTCAAAAGATACCTGGTCAGTTTGACAGTGCAAATGGTCAAGCAAATAGCAATATAACAAGTGGAGAACAAGCGAAGGCTTTAATATCAGCGGCGAGTACTCGCCTTAATACAGTAACTGATGCTATTCAATCCGCGCTAGAAGAGGTGTTCAAGCAGTACATTGAACTAATTGCACAGTTTTATACGTCTGAACGTATCGCTCGTGTAACGGGCAGGCAGGTGGCAATGAGCAGAGGTAGCTTGGTTAACAGAGTGCCAGCACAGGTTAAAATGCCAGACGAATCCGGTATGGAAACCACAATGGATCTGGAAGAAGAATATGTGCCTGAATTTGATATCAAGGTGAATATCAGCGCAGACAAGCCAATAGACCGCGAGTATTGGGTACAGATGGCCTTTAACATGCTGCAGATGATCGACCCGATCACACAATTACCAATGATCGACTCTGAGGCTGTTCGTTACACGGTGCAGTATGGACGGATGGAACCAATGAACGTCATACAGCAACGTATCCAAGAAGCTGCACAGGTACAACAGCAGCAGCAACAAGCTATGGAGCAAGCCCAACAGTTGCAGCAAGAGAATCAATCCTTACAGCAGCAGCTACAGCAGGTAAGTGAGCAACAAGCACAGACGCAGCAGCAGGATAAGCAGTTTGAACAAAGCATTCAGCAGCAGAAAGTGGACATAGATGCCGCCAAGGTAGCCGCATCACTTCAAAAACAACCAGCGTAGTAGGCCGTGGGTGAGAATCCCCCGGCCTTTTCTATTGCCATTACCTGCCCCAGCCATAGGGCATATTCGATAAGGAGGAAATACCATGTCAGACCTTGAACAACCAGCCAGCCATAGCGAGGAAGTTCAACCGGAACAGGAAATCAACCCAGAAATAGCAGCCGTGCGCGAGTCGTTTGGAATAAAAACTACCACTCCATCACCGCCAGAAACCATTGAAGAGGTTGAAGAAGATGCGGAACAAGAACCTCCTGCCACAGAGGAACAGAAGAATGTCCGCATAGTGAAATTCAACAAAAAGGAAGTAGAGATACCAGAGGAACAAATTGACGATCTTTTAGAACGCGGTTTGGCCCTGGAAAAAGAACGTGAGCGTAAAACGAAATACGAATCAGCCCTGACACGAGCCGCCAAACTCGCAGGTTATGACAAGGTGGACGAGTACCTCACGGACTTAGACACACTGGAACAAAAAGCTGTGAAGCAAAAAGAAGACGCATTTTCTTCTATGCGACAACAACTGAGAGAAGAAGCAGAAAACGCTGGCATTGACCCTACTCTCCTTGATGAGTGGCTGGACAATAATCCGGTAATTGCACATGCAAATGAAGTTTTGGAACGTGAAAAGACGTCACAGTCAGTTCAACAGAAGCAACAAGCTGAGCAGGCCAAGATTCAAAGTTGGCAAGATCTTTTTGCAAAGTATCCACAATTGACGGAGGACCTACCTGATGATGGTTCTGCTGCCCCTTGGTTCACTCCCGAGATGCAACGACTGGTCAATGACAGGAACTATGACCCCATTGACGCATACCGCCTGATACACAGCGACAGGATTATTGCTGATGAGAGAAAGCGAACAGAACAAGACGTAATCAAACAGCAGCGCCTTAACAAACGGGCAAGAGTTGAAGGTGAAGCAAGAGTTGATACTGAACCGGAAGTTCCGCCAGAAAAAGCAGCGGCCTTTATTGAGTTCGGCCTTAATCCAAATGCAGCAAAAAAATACATTAAGAAGTGAGGTAATTACACATGGCATTCGAATGGCACCAGTCTAGTGGATCTAGACAACCAAAGTTTATTACTGACATCCCTTTCACAGCCTCCACAACCTTCACACATGGACAAGCGCTGATTGTATCTAGTTCAACAGGCGCATGGGTAACTGCTGTGGCAGCCGGTCCTATTGGTGGTATTTATAGCGGTCCGACTGTAACAACACCTGCATCACCATTGCAATACCCTGAAGTCATTGAAGTTCAGCCTGGTGATGAATTCAAGGTGGATTACGTAGGAACGCCAGATGCAACGTTTCTTCCAGGTATGGCAACCGCAGATATTTCCTCTGGGGGCCTTACCCTTAACGCTGCTGACGTAACTGGTGGACCTTGCGCCATTCTATCCGTAATCACATCCAAAACAAAAGCGGTTGTACGCATCAAAAACCGCCAATTCAGCTAAGGGGGACTCATAAATGACTATCAATACAGGCACCTTTAAATCCATGCGCGAACTCAACACGATCTATGAAGACGTGTTGAAAGAAGTTTATACCCAATCTGTTGCAGAACAAGTAGACTATCTGCCAATGATGTACAACATCGGTAAAACTACCAAAGAGCGTGAAAACTATGAAGGCGTAGGCGCACAGGGACTCATGCAGCCGTGGGGATCTACAGGCAAAGCGGTGTACTATGAAGATCGCGAGAAACTGTATCCTTCGTCCATTCCGCAAGTGAAGTACTCTCTGGGTACTCAAATCGACCGTGAATGGTTCGACTTCAACAAACACCAGGATATCAAAGATGAAGTCATCAAACTGTCTGATTCTGTATATCAAACTCGGCAATATCAAGGTATTGAGCCTTTCAAAAATGCATTCACAGCTTCCGGTACCGACTATCGCGGTATTACAATTATCGGTGGATCAGCTGGCCCAGATGGCAAGGCACTGTGTGCCACAGATCACCCATTGAGCCCTACTAACTCCAGCACAACAAACAGCAATATCACTTCTGCTTCACTGGATTATGATTCATGGCATGATGTGCAGGTGCAAGGTCAAAACTGGGTGGATTCCAAAGGAAATCTGATGCCTGTAACCTTCGACTGCTTGATGGTATCGCCTCGTCTGATGTCGATTGCCTATCAATTGGCCGGCATGGATGCGCGTAAGGCTACTCAAGCAGAAGCAAAGTATGTTCCAGAGCAAGCTAACTTCTCTCTTAACATCTACCGTGGAACATTTGATGTTATCGTGAATCCTTACTTGCCGAATGCGTACAACTGGTTCGCCATTAACAAATCGCGCATGCGCCGGTATAACAAATGGAATGAATTCCGCAAGCCTGACTTCAAAAACGAAACAGACTTTGACACGGAAATCTTCAAGTACGCCGTTGTGGGCCTGTGGGGCAAGGGATTCATCGACTGGTCTTGGATCATCGGTTCTAACGCCACATCCTAAGGAGGACCATAATGAGTAGATATGGAGCAGATTTCAGATCAAATAAAGGAAAGGGAGTCGTCATCGCTGACGGCTTCCAGACATCGTCAGGAGTATCGGAACCAAGAACAGTTATTAACACGACTATCACTTTCAATCCACCGTCACTTACTACCGGAGCATTTGCAGAGGCGGATATCGCAGTGACTGGTGTGGCTTTGGGTGACTCTATTGAGTTATATCCTCCATATGATATGCAAGGAATCATGTATCAAGCGGCTCCACAAGCCGCAGACAACATCACGATCGCATTGACCAGTTGCAGCACAAGCACGGTTGATCTCGCGTCCGGCACATGGGGCGTAGTGGTGAAACGGAGGGTGTAAGCATGCCTGAGGAAATGCAATGGAAAGTCGGAGGAAGAAACTTGTCTATATCAAGCAAAAAGGCGCCATATGCCCCTAAACAGAAGCTTAGGGAAGGTATGAGTGACTCTGAAAAGGGTGGCGTACGTATCTGGAATGCTTGGCATGACGTATTAAAAGAAAATGGACTAATGGAAGAGAAGTAGAGGGGGCTATTTAGCTCCCTCTTTTCTTTTATGGGGGTAAGCATATGCCTTTACATTTGGCGGAATTGAAAAAACACACCGAACAAAACGAGAAAATCATAGCCTTGCTCGAAAAATTAGTAGAAGGAAGGGAAAATAATGAAGTTTCGCGCACAGAAATACCTATCGACAGCCAACGTACTCGCCGCAACTCCACTGCTAACACCAGAACTAAGAACAGAAACATTCAACCGCGTAACGGGAAAGGTGATAAGCGATCAGGCCGGAACACTGAACCTGCAACACTCTGACGATGGAGTTATCTGGCACACGCTGACAACAGCATCGATTACAGCCAATACTCCGGCTAAATTTGACGAAATATTGTATTGTGCATTCTTCAGAGTGAGCTATACAACTGCTGTAAATACAACATCTTTTAGTCTGAGCTATTACGGAAACTCATTCTAAAGGGGTGATGAAATGTTAGTGCAGGAAATAGTCGAAGAAATCATTGAGAAGCTGCCGGAGAACCATACACCGGTTGTTTCGTTGCTTCGCAAGATCACACAGGTGCGTGACCGCCTATTACGCAATCTCAGCCCCGCACAAGCTCAGTCAGACGTCCTTAACCAAGCGTTTGACTTAACAGCTGGAAACGGGTTAACGGCCCTCATATGTCCTCCAGGAAACGTCACAGAGGTAGCTATACGAAATTCCATATATACCAACCAGACATTCGGTGATGATGCTATGGATTGGCGTAGAATTCCATTGCGGCAGTTCGATGAAAGAGTGCGAGGACCATATTATTACTTTGTGTCTGGGCAGATTGGCGTATACCCTCCACCCACATATGACACATTTTATGGTATCAAGATATTTTACACCGCGATACTCAATGAATTGACCATGGATAACCTTAACAGCAGCAGTGGTTTTGATCCGGATTTTGACATGCTGCTGGTGTACGGGGTGCTAAAGGATATCCAACCGGAAAACGGTAATTTTGATGCCAGATATCAGCAGTTATACCGGGAATACACCTCTGCGACAAGCGGATATGAAAGATATGTCGTCAAGGAAAGATGGTGACTACATGACAGATCAATACGGCTGGAACCGTGGAAGAAACACCTCAGACGAAATTGCAGATGAAGACGACCCACGATATGAAACACCACTCGGCGCGCAGCAGAAGGCAGATACGGCGCTTGCCGATGCCAAAGAGTACACGGACGAGGAAATTGAAGCGCTGCCGGATATTGTGGGCGGCATAGGCATTACGGTAACAGACAATCTCCTGGACAATACAAAAGTCATTACAGCGACAGGTATCGCACTACCGGCACCACATGCTTTCACCCATGTGACTGGTGGCGATGACGTACTGCCAGATGCTGTATCTGGCGGAGATAGTGGTCTTATGACTGGTACAGACAAAGCTAAGCTTGACGGAATCGCGAACAATGCCAACAACTATACCCATCCTAATCATACTGGAGATGTGACCAGCCTTGGGGACGGTGTTACAGCAATTTCGGCAGGCGTAATTGTAGACGCTGACGTAAATGCAGCAGCTGCAATAGGCTGGTCAAAGATCAGCAAGACCGGATCATCACTCGTGGACCTTGCCACTAAATCAGCAGGAGACTTGTCCAGCGGTACATTGCTTGCCGCACGGCTCCCGGCGCTTACTGGAGACATCACAAGCAGCGCAGGAAGCGCTACAACCGCCATATCAGCTGGTGTAATCGTCAATGCTGATGTAAATGCATCGGCAGCCATAGACGCTTCTAAGATTGGCACAGGCGTTGTGAGCAATGCGGAGTTTGGTTACCTGGATGGTGTAACAAGCGCGATCCAAACACAACTGGGTACAAAGTGGGGAGATGGTACGCTGTTAACGCGCAGTGCCTACTCAGCGTATCAGAGTACAACACAATCCATCCCGGTGACTACACCAACAAAGGTGTTGTACCAATCCGAAAATTTTGATCATCTTAACGAAGGTGATTCTACGGGTAAATTCACGGCTACCGCAGCTGGTATATATTTAGTAACGGGATCAATATCCATAAATGAATCTGCGGCAGCTGGAAATACCATCACACTCAGAACATATATTAACGGAACAGGCATGTCGAACCTAGGTAAGATTGCTTTCGCGGGAATAGGATTTTTAGCTCCCAGTGGTACAACAACGCTTAAATTAGCTGCCGGTGATTATGTTGAACTTTATGCGATCAGCACGATAGCGGTAACCACTGATCCCAATGCTATAGCGAGTTATTTCAAAGTAACCAGAATTGCATAGAGAGGAGGTCTAACATGACGATACAATGGCGCAGCAACACCACTCCAGAGATTGCAAGTGTGGATGATCCGCGTTATGAAACACCTGGTGGCGCTCAGAATAAGGTAGATGAGGCGTATGATGAACTCTTACATTTGCTGAAGCTTGCTGTTACAGGCATGAGTGATGGATCAGAGGCGGCGATTGCTAGATATAGCACACCGTATAACATCACGTACGACTGGCTAAAGGATAGGCTGGATGCTTCGGATACGAGGTTTAAAAACCTTAATGTAGTAAACGTTAGAGATTATGCTGCTTTAGGTGACGGTACGACAGATGATCGGTTAGCATTTACAAATGCGGACGCAGTTGGGACAACGGTATATGTTCCAGTCGGAAATTATCTAATAGCGGACAACATCACACTAAATGGAGATTATGTATTTCAAAAAGGTGCATTCCTTACAATACAATCAGGTAAAACCGTAACAATAAACGGAAAAATCATTTCAGAAGAGCATCAAATATTTAAAGGATCCGGCGCGGTGGCTGGGCTGAAAGAAGTTAATCTTACTTGGTTCGCCGGTGATAAGAAAAACACGACAACTGACGCATTGACGGATATTCAGAAAGCGTATAATTCCTGTGTGGTATCTGCTACTGTATACTGGCCCATAGGGTCTTTTAGTATCACTGGAGATACGCCGATTGTTGTGAGTAAAGGGCAGCGCACTATTGGACAGGGACCGTTTAAAACGGAGCTTAGATTCAACACAAGCGTAATGTATGGATTTACTTTTAATACAACAATTAGCCCTGAAATCTCAAATATGAGTTTTTCAAGCAATATGAGTACAGCTTTCCCAACTGGCGGTATAGTTCTTGATGTGAATATATCCTATTTTAGATTGAGGGACATTGTTATACGCTCTGCATTCACTGGAATGAAGGTTAGTAATTCTGTGGCTATACGTGCTGAATCCTTTGACATTTTGGATGCACAAGCCGTGGGTATTGAGTGTACAAATAGCAATGACTTCTTCATATCAAATTTCACTATATCTGCTCCAAACGACTACTATACTGTGACAAGCACCGTGGGTGCCTTTGTGAATGATGAATTAGTCACTTTCACAAACGGCGCAACGGGTCGCATAGTGAGTTTGCTCACTTCTACAATTATAAAAATTCACATCGATAACAAAAATCCAGTAATTGGCGAAACCATGACTGGTAGTACATCTGCAGCAACATGTATAGTGTCTGCGGTAGATTATACGCACTCCCTTGGCGGGATGCGGATCACGAATAAGGTTGAAGCGCTGATTGTAAGCAATGGGGATATTATTGGTGGTAAATATTCGATCACCACCGCCTCGAATGTGAATGCAGCAGGTACAAGACCCGCCTATAACAGATTTAATAATGTATATTTCGATAGCTCCGATGAAGGTGGTTTCTTTGACAAGGCGGTTGATTTCACATTTACTGGATGCTGGTTTTCAAATCGTCCGAATAATGGATGTGTACTGTACAACACAGACGGATTCACTTTTTCAGATACCTCATTCATTAACTGTGGAAGTCATGGTCTCGTATTAAGCGTAGATGCAAAGAGGACTAGTATCAATGGAAGCAAATTTATGGGCAATTCCACACTCACTTCAGGCACTTACTCAGGCGTATCCATAGCAGCCGGTACGAGTGATTTTGTAATCTGTAACAGCACCATTGGCGGAAGTTTAGGATTAGGTAATCAAAAATATGGAGTGGTGATTGCTGCGGGTTCGTCTGACAGATACAGTGTTGTAAATAATACTGGCGGAAATCAAAATGTAACTGCTGCTATATCTGATGGCGGAACCGGCGTAAATAAAACAGTTTCGAGTAATTGGTAGAGGGGGATCGAGATGTTCATAACTGACATAATTGCGGAAGCTGACCTACTGGTGCCAAATGAGGTTCCATTGGCAGACAAAATAGTCGCCCTGAACTCCCTCAACCAGGACTTTTTCAACGTGGTCAAGATCCCGCGTGTGATACCACTTACACCAGTGAAGGACCAAACGGACTACACCATATCCACCGAGGTACGACTTAAGAACATCGACCTGATCATGGTGGGCATCATCAAGTACAAGGAACTGCTGCCAACCGCGGCTAATCCCATCCAGAACACATACACCTTTGACGACAGCACCCATATCCTTAACTTACGTCCTGCGCCGTATGCAACCGGTTTGCAGGGCGTTTTACGTTACTCCAGGATTGCAACTACCACGTTTGTGTCGGGCAACCTGAGCGCAGTACCAGACGCTCCAGACGAATACCACTGGACGTACTATGTGGGTTTGGCTTCATTCATTGCAAACACGCAAGATGACGCTATCAAAGCAAGCAATTATGAGCAGCAGTACAAGGCGGCTTGGAACGTGGCAGCACAGAATTACACCGGGGTGGTGACATAATGGTCATTCAATACGGAAAAACGGAGTATCAGCAACTGGGGGGGATTCTCCCTCCGGTTACTATTCGTACATTTCAAGGTGTGAATACCTACGATCCATTTATGATAGACGACAGTTATTTTACGGATTCGTCCAATGTAACTAGTGATGATCATCCTGCACTGTCTGTGCGCCCGGGATATACAGTGGCGGGAACATTTGGAACCGCAGTACTCGGACTATCCTTTTGGAAGAGCGAGCTTCATGCAGTGTTCAATGATGGTACATGGAGGAAACTAGTTGGAAGTACGTGGACTACTCTCACATCTGGATTATCAACGACTGCAAAATGGTCCTTTACAGTATTTCAAGGAAACTTTGATGAAATAAATTTAGTTGGCACCAATGGTGTAAATGCTAAAAAATATGACGGATCTACAATTGCTGACCTAAGCGGTGCGCCGGCCGGGATAAACTACATCACAACCTATCAGAACAGATTGTGGGGTGCGGTAGGCAAGGAACTTCATTCTTGCGCCTTGGATCAGCCGGAAGAATGGGAACTGTTTGAGGCTACTGACGAAGATTCTTTTATCAAAGATACGGAGTCCATGCGCGGAGAAAGCATCATTATGCTATCGGGGAGCTTAACCAAACTTACCATCGGCATGAAGAATGCGTTGTTTGAGATGTACGGCGAACTTCCGTCTAACTTCACGGTCCGTCTGATCGTTGACGATGTGGGCATCATGAATAACCAATCATGGACTACACAGCGCGGACTTATGCGGATTATTGACGAACAAGGGATATACGATTACGGTGGCGGAACTATACCAGACAAGGATTTTTCAGACATTGTGGGAGGGTATCTAACGGGTATAACTGATTCATGCGCCGGTGCAGACGTTGATAAACTTTACTTCAAAACAAACACCAGCACCACGCTTGTGTACGACTCAAGATCCGGTGTAAATGCATGGTCCGTATGGCGTGACTTCAATCCATTGGTGTTTGCTACGCTGGACAATCAAGTGTACATCGGTGATAGCCTAGGTCGCGTGCTTAAGCTAGGAGGCACTACAGACGGCGGTTCGTCCATTAACTGGTATGCCATCACCAAGCTGTTTACGAATGCCTCAATGGCCCAGAAGATGCGCTGGTACAAACAATTTATTTTTGCCGAATTGGCTGTAGGCAGCACATTCAATGTGTCCTTGTCCAAATCAGCATACGGTGATAGCGATTGGGAACTGGTGCAGAGCATTACCGGTACCGGATCAATTAAAATTCAACGAATTATTATACCAACTGCCAAGTATGCGCGTGAAAATTACATTCGAATTAAATTTCACGGAACTGGCTGGATGCGACTGCACGAACACACGCGGCAGCAGCGCCAACTTCCGTTGTACTGAGGAGGATCACCCATGGGTATATGGCAAGCACCGAAGATAGCGGCACCACCTAGCACGGACAATGTCCAGGAACTGCAGAAGTACGTCAAGCAGTTAGCAAATACGGTAGCGCTGATGGCAAAGGATCTGGACTTTACTATCAACGGCAACATGGACAGCCGCAACACGCGCGAAATTGGCGGATACAACGTCGATCTCACCGAACTGAAGTCAAAAAACGGCACCGTGGGCATATCCAGTTACAACGACCCGGACCCGGATGTGGATGATGTGCGGTTCTGGGCGGGGGATGTGGATAAGAATGCAGCGCCGTGGAAGGTTACAGAAGAGGGTAAGATGTTCGCTACTGGCGCCACTATCCAAAGCAGTAGTGGATATCCTAGAATTATCATAGATCCTGATGGTAATTTTATTGGTGTAGAGTACGATGCTAATAATTTCATTAGATTCGAGCCTGATATCTCCGGTTCTCCTGCAATAAGATTTCGAAAAGATGGCGTTAATGTGGGCTCGTTCGTAACAACTTTGGGATATTTAGAAATATTCGGAATTGACAAGCTGATGCTAAATGCTCCAAAGGTTACTGTATATAATTGGGATCATTTTTATAACAGAGATGAGGACAAAACTCTTCAGGATGAATTTAATGAGATTTATGACCGTTTGGAAGCGCTAGAAGGTCCATAATTTCATTGACATTACACCTTTTGTCTGGGATATTATAGAAAAATGTCGTATGGAGGGTTTATAGTGAAAAAATACATTGTCGGGTTTGTAGCTGGTATAGTCATGGCTATGTCAGCAACGGCATTCGCGGATGACATACAATCTTTGATTGGTAAAACTGTTCAAGCGCAATATACTGTTCAAATTGGTGATCAGACACTTAGTACAATCGTTGTTGAAGGAAAAAACTATGCTCCTGTAAGATCAATTGGTGAAGCCGCCGGATATGAAGTTGTAACCGATGGTAAAAATGTTGTTTTGAAAGAAGGTACAAAGTTGGATACAACTGCTCTGAAAGAAAAACAAAAAGCAGATAAAATTCTCGGGTTGCAAAAAGGAATTGCAAACATAAAGATTACGATCGAACAACTAAAAAATCTTCTGCAAACGGAAAATGAAAAATATAAGAATGCAACAACTGATGGTGTAAAAAACGCTGCTCAAAGTTCTATTGATGATTTGGAACTTCGTTTGCAACGGGAAAATGAATCGCTTGATAAAGCAGAAGCCCAACTGGCAGAATTGCAGCAATAATGGGTGACTTTTGGTTGGTTATGCTCTTTATTTTCTTAATCACCGGAGCATGTTTACTAGTGATAATTTTATTACAGACACTTGCAAAAAAACTTTACAATCACTTGATGATTAAACATGGTGAATCATCAATTTTTCTTAGAAAGTTTTATGAAGCAGACTCTTGGCAGTTATTTGGAGTATGCGTAATGATTGCGATTTTCATCTACTGGGCAAAAGATCAAGTTTGGATCGGTTAACTATCGTCAAATTGACGACAGTAAAAAGACCGTACCCACTAAAGGCACGGTCTGCTATAATAATCCAGTAAGAGTCGCTCCTAATTTAGGAGTGGGGATTGAAATAGTACAATGGCATGAGGGTGGTCGGCTAATCTTTCCACAAAAAGAAATAGACCGCCCTCTGGTCAAGGTTAGCGGTCTATTCTGATCACCCTTGTCAAGCCTACCGCTCTTCATGCGGGTTGTACACTGGAGTCGTGTTACAGCACGGCTCCTTTTATAATTGTATCTTAGCATATCGCATTTTATACAGCAATGTGATACAAAAATAATCAAAAAGTATTGCCTACGGGTGGTATGATATAGGTAACGAATATCGGTGGTCACTCCCGCACAGGGAGTGTGGATTGAAACCTGAGGGGATGCCTTTTATTATGAGGAGGGGTTATAATGTTAGGTGTAGATGTAATGAAAAAAGCTGGAGAATCGATGTCTAAGTCCGTAATGAAACATGGTTTTGTGCGTGTATACCATATGAAGGATGGAACAGCAGAACCTGTTAACAATTGTGTGCACATCACCTATGAGGAAGCTTTGGAAAAACTCTGGTTCTATAACCCAAATATGGAAGAAGGCGTGGACGATATGCTTAACGTTGATCATGTGACCATCGAAAAGCGATACTATCCAGCGCCCAATTGGATTGATTAGAATCTAGGTAAGCTTAAAAGATTGTTCGGTATAAAGCCATCAGCATCGGTCTTGACGTAATAATTACCTGATGCAGAGCGCGCCTGGATAAGTTCAATTTTCACTCCAGATTCCAGGGTATAGAACATCTTAAGCTTAAATTCCAACGAAGCTAGCATTTGTTCCTTATCGAAAACCTGACCATCTTCAAACTTATAGTGCGTAATGTGTTGTTCGTCTGTTCCGGGATCAACAACACGTACTGCAATAACTTGATGTGCCATATGTATTTCACCTCCTCCCCAACGTACCATTCTACTAGGGAAGGAATAAATTGGATAGACCAAAACTAACAGGGACCCTCCGGGGTCCTTTTTGCATGCCAAAGGAGGGTTAATCATGGATTCAAAAAAGATGATCGAACTATACCTTATTGCACTCAAACAGATACCGGCCCAATTCAATAAATAAATATTTATGCCAAAGGAGGGTTAACATGTCCAGCATATTCAACACGGACGCCTGGAAAAAGGCTGTGCAGACGTACAAATCAAACCAAGCGACCGCGCCATCAGCGCCCACAACACCAGTAGGTGCGCTTGGAGGTATGGCACAGCCAGCAAAGCAACCATTGCCTACCGGATTACCTCCAGTGGCTGTACAGGCCGCCAAGAGTGTACGTTCAGGAACTACAGTCCCAACAGTACCAGCCGCAGCTAAAGCAGCAGCGCAAAAGATGATGGCATCTACATCGGCATCGCAGAAGACGCGCACAGAACAGGCGCTGTCGGCCCAGGCTAACTTGGTCAACACACCATTTACTTTCAACGCCGAAACAGATCCATCGTACCAAGCAGCACTCCGGGCGGCTCAGCAGAACCTTGAGGTGAACCAGAAGAACACAAACGCGCAGCTGCGTGCTACCGGGCAAGGTAAATCCTCTTACTCCGAGACAGTAGCCAATCAACTTGCTAATCAGAGCGCAGAAAATGTGGCGAATAATATACTACCAGTGTACGCGCAACAGGCATATCAGCAGTACCAGGACAGCATAGGCAATCAACGTAACTTGTATCAGGACTATAACCAACAGGACTTCCAGAATCCATTGACAGAAGCTCAAACTACCGGAAACTATCTGCCGGCAGAAGCTAAACAGGCCATTCAAAACTTACTATCGCTGAAAACGCAAGCCGAATCCAAAGGTATAACCGCACAAGACCGCGCTGGGCTCAGCTCACAGGCCGATCAGATCCGCAACCAACTGAAGTCACTGGGCATTGATCCAAGCTTCTACGGAGCGAATAAGACGGCTGCACAGGCAAGCCAGAACAATCCAAGTATTCGCACACTCGCAGGAGTTGCGCAGGATCAATCCGTTAAAAACGCTAACCTTGATGCAGCCACAGCAGTATCCAACATGACCGGAAGAGTGATCACACCTCAGGAGGACTGGCAGGGGCTGGTGAGACAGGCCAGCAACCCGAACACTCCGCTGAACGCTACGCAAGGTAACTTCAACCGGCAACAGTCGTTCAACGAAGGTCAACAAAAATGGAATAACCAGTTTGATCAGGCCAAATTTGATGAAGATACCCGACAATATGGTCTGGACTACGCTTTACAGCAGCAACAGGTCGCAATTAGCCAGCAGAATGCTAACACTTCACAGGACGGTCAGGCATTCAATCAAGCTCAGGCCATCGCTGATGCTCAAGCGTCTGCGGCACAAACTATGGCGCCGCAAGAATATGCCAAATCTTACGTTACGTCCATCGCTCGTTATAACAGCAAAGGAGTAATTCAAAATAAGAATGATGTAATCGCAGCGATTGTAGCCTCTGGATATGACGATGATCAGTTGGACACTTTGTTCAAGCAGTATCAAATAAGTGATGCTGATATCAATGCATATCGGAAAACTTATAGCCAGGGGGAGTAACGACCGGCGTAGCATCCGTTAAGGTGCCGACAAAATACGCCGGAGTTATATCGTCGGCAACAACTAAATATGGACTGCCTGATGGTTTGCTTGCTGCTGTTGCAAGTGCGGAGTCCAGTTTTAATCCGAGCGCAACCAACAGCAAGAGTGGAGCCTCAGGTATGTTCCAATTCATGCCTGCAACGGCAAAAGGATACAACATTGATCCATATAATGTGAATCAATCTGCAGATGCTGCTGGTAAGATGCTTAATGGGCTTATTGCCAAGTATGACGGAGATGTTTCGAAAGCACTGGCAGGGTATAACTGGGGCGGCGGTAATGTAGACAAGGCCATTAAGAAATACGGCAGCAATTGGTTGCAATACGCACCAACCGAAACAAAAAACTATATCAAGAAAATCCTTGGTGGATAGAAGGTGAACCATGGGCAAATATGATGATCTTCGCACCATAACCAAGCCGGCCACGCAGCAGACAGCGAATAATATCCAGGCGTACCAAAGTGCGCTTGGACAACAAGAAAAGAAGAAGACCGGAAATTACAGCAAATATGATGATCTGAGAAATCCACAAAAACTCATTTCACCATCATCAGTAGACGAAGAAACTATCAATAAGCTGGCTTTAAAGGAAAGATCCCTTGAACCAGTAATCTCAGAAAAAGCACCATACGCCGTAGACTTCAAAGCGGCGCAGTCTAATTCACAGCAGTCAGCATTCCAGGACAAATTACCGGCAGCAAACCTAATTCAAACCGGTCAAGGTATTCAATCCACACTACAAAATAAGGTTCCAGCAGCTAACCTTGTACAGCAAACGGGACGCGGCCCGGAAAACGCTTCGCAAATACCGGGAATATCTGAATACGGAATACGCAAAAAGGCGATTGATGAAACAAACATACCAGAAATCGCCAAGCTACCTTCTCGGGCCATGAACTACGCTACATTCGGCAACCCTCTGGGTATAGCAGCATCCCGGGCGTTTGCTGGTAACTCTGGTGCCACCCGTAGAGACTCTACGGGTAATGCAGCGGTAGATAAGGTAACTGACGTTATCAACGATTTTGTGACACCTTTTGTAACGCCAACAGGCGCGCCGGTGGGACAAGGCATCATCGGGTCCACTTATGACGCAACAGGCAGAGCATTGAGCGGCAGGGCTGGACAGTCCATCCTAAATGCAGCCGGGAAAATTATTCCAGGGTCTCAGAATGTGGTCCGTACAGCAGCTACAGAGGCGCTTGCTGGCGGGATGCAGGGCGTGGGATTTGGGCTGCAACAAGGACAAGACAGCGGAAACGAAGTCGCCCGTAATGCCCTCCTAGGAACCGCGGCCGGCGGTGTTCTTGGTGGAGTTGGCGCAGCGGTTGGTGAAGGACTAACATCAGCATTGAGCAAAATTATGAAGCGTACCAATCGCGCAGATGATGATATAGCATCCACTCTGGAAGAAATACTCACGCCAAAAGCTGAAGTAGTGCCGCAAAGCGAAGTAAGATCAAATCTGCCGGAGACAAATCCTTTAGCTCTCCCTCAATCCCCTGAGTTGCTGGCGTTACCGCCAGGACGCAGCACTTCGACCACAGCGCGGATAGAACAACGCACCAATGTGTACCGGCAGAAGTTCGAGAACCTTATTGCTGAAGCGCAGAAACGCTCATTTAGCCCAGGTCGAGAAGATATTGAGCTTGAAAATCTGTGGTCTCAAATGGCTGATCGCACTGATCCGAGTCTCAACGAACTGATTGATCTGGCCTATCCCAAACGCACCAGCGTGCCGCAAAAAGGTATGATAGGCGCGGCTCGGGTTAATCAGGAAATGCGTGAAGTGGCTGGTGTCGGCAATCCGGTTAAGAGTTCGGCGCCGCAAGTGTTTAACGACGCTGCCGCCCCCAGACAAATACTAGGAAGAAAAGGTACAACTGGCACAGCATCGGAAGGAACGATCAGAAGCAACGCGTTGACACGCGAGCAAGAGATTCTGAACAAGGTCAATGCGAAGCAGCCACTGACACAGGCAGATATCGAGTTTGCGCAAAGCGCTGAATTTGATCAAAGCAAGTTGTTTCCAGAGTCTACACCAACGAGATCAACCTATGTAAAACCAGAGCCCAAAGTTGAGACTGCGAAGGTTTTGCCGAAGAAAGAGGTTGGCCTGGCACCGAAGAAAAAGCTCACTACTGAAGTTAAAAAAGTGTCTAAGCTATCCACCACCGCTGAAAAGAAGACACCGGGCATCCGTTCAAACTTCAAGACCATGACCGACAGCAAAGCGATATCGTCAACACTCAAACGCCAAATAGGTAAACTGGACCAGACGTACAAGACGCTTAAAAACGAGGACGTTCTTGCTACTTCAAATGCCGCGTTGCAGGATCTGAATAAAGTGGAGTCTGATTTCCTTAAGTCAGGATCAACTGGCGCACAACACATCAGCAACGGGTATAGAGCCATGCAGGAGCTTGATAAAGCTGGCGAACATGCTCGCGCACTTGCTATCGCTGACAAGCTTGCTAAAGACCTCACAGAGGCTGGTCAGACGGTTCAGGCAGCATCATTGATCTCTCGCCTATCACCAGAAGGTCAGCTGCTCAACCTCATTCGTACAGCTGAGAAAAACGGGAAAGTGGTTGACGTTGCGGACAGCGCGAAGTTTAAAAACCTCGCTGAGAAAGTTCAAGAAACTACTGGTGCTGGTAAAGAAGAAAATGCCATTGCGGACATTCTGAACCGACTGGAGCAAGGCGGCGCTAATGCGGACGACATAAAAGCACTTGGCGATTACCTGAAGAGTGCAGAAAGCAAGATCAAAGCCAAACCGGTGAAGGATAAGCTGCCGAAAGAACTGAGTGATGTACGGAAACGTGACAAAGTCGTATCCTTTTTGGAGTCTCAAGAAGCAGCAGCACAGGCACGCATCAATAAACGAAAAGGGCGTTTAAACTCACTTCCGGTGGACGAGTGGATTGATTACTCTATTGTAATCGCCGCGAAGGTAGGCAAGGGCATCATCAAGGCCGAGACCTACGCAGAGGACCTTGTGAAGCTATTCGGTGAGGACATCAGACCAATAGCCCGGCAAGTATTCGAAAAAGCTCAGGAGCTTGTGGGCAGCGTCACGAAGGGATCTATTGAAGGAGACTTTATCAAAGCAGACAACGCGTTCAAGCGCATTACAGGCAAATCTTCACTCAATCATCAAGAGCGCATCGTCGAAAAATATGTAGCCGCTAACCCGCAGGTTACGCCGAAGGACATTGAATCCCTTCGCAAACTCTCCAAGAGTCTGACGGATCTGCAAGGATTGGAAAAAACCAAAGCAGACATGGCAATGCAAAAGATACTAAATAGCTACGAGAAGTCTTCTATCATGGACAAGGTCAACGCTATCCGGTATATCGCCATGCTGTTCAACTCAGGCACACAGGTCATCAATGCATTGTCAGGACCGGCCATGGCAACGACAGCAAGAATTGCGGACATGTTCGGTGTGATGATCGACTCCACACTGTCCGCCATCATGAAGACACCGCGCACCACAACATTGTACGGCGCTAACCCTGTTAAATTCACAGCAGAATACTTCAAAGCGCTGAAGACTGGTGCTAAAGCCGGATGGGAAGGTGTTAACCCTGCGGGTATACACGGTGCCAATGAGATCCGCGGACTTACGTACAAGGGTAAATACAACCCATTAAGTTACCTTGAACGGTCTCTTGGTGCAGTGGCGAAAGGTGCTGACTATGCAACGTATTCAGCTATCTATAAAGGGGAAATGGAGAAACAGGGATTCCTGTCTGCGCTGGAGAATGGCATAAAGCGAAGCGACAAAGACGGCATCAAACATTATATTCGCAAGTTCGTGAATGATCCACCAGAAGCAGCATTAGAACAAGCGGACCGTATTGCGAAGAACTCCACATTCCAGCGTAATGATACTTTGGGCGGGGAAGCCGCGAATTGGCTTAACAGCGGTTCTGGAAAGGTGCAAAAGGTTATCAGTCCGGTCGTGCGAACGGTATTCCCATTCGTTCGTACACCTATCAATATCGCTTCTACAGCGGTCACCATGAGCCCCGGTGGTATTCTCAAGGGATTGATTCAACTGTCCTCCAAGTCGAATGCAACGCAGCGCGAGGCGATCCGCACATTATCGCTTGGACTTACGGGGACTGGATTAACTGGAGTGGGTTACTACTTGAACAAACTTGGCATCATCACTGGATCAAACGACAGCGGAGACAAGAACGTGGACAACATCCGGGAACAAGTCGGTAAAGGTAAATACCGGTTCAACACATCTGCTCTGCAGCGGTATGTCTCAGTTCTGTTAGATGGTCAAGGTGCGGATGCCGCAGAAAAAGCAGCGAAGTACCGAGAAGGAGACAAGCAATTTGACTACAATAAACTGCAGCCGCTGGCATTCCCTTTAGCAATCGGGGCAGAGTTTAGCGCGTTGAAAGGAAAAGCGAACCAATTGGGAGGAACCATATCTGGCGCTGCCGGTTCACTCTTTGGAATGTCAACATTGAGAGGTGTTCAAGATGTATTCCAACCTCAGTTTGGCGGCACTCAGGGAGAAAAGGCAACAGGAGTAGCCACACGGCTGGGAGAATCGTTCCTGAAGTCCTTCAGTCCATCAGCTTTGGCACAGGAAGCACGGAGACAAGATCCTATTGTGCGCAAGACAGCCTATAATGACGGAATCGTGGCAGACGTTAAGGATTACTATAAGTCGCGCATACCCGGGTTATCGCAATCTCTTCCAGCCAACAAGAACACACTAGGTCAAAACAAGCTGAATGCTCCAGGTATCATGGGCCAATACGTTAACCCGTACAAGTCCGAAGTTGCCCGTTACACTCAGGCCGGTCAGTTTATCGTTGATCTGATGGACCGTACTGGAGACACAAGTATAGCTCCAACTGCTCCTGCGAAGAGCGTTCGCGGGAAGAATGAAAATGACGAATCTGTGACGATTCCAATTCCTCCAAAGCGCTATGAAAAGCTTCAGGAGGACATTGGGAATGAGATTATCAGCCGGGTAATGGAGATCGAAGGCGGCACAGATGAAGAACTGATCACCCAGCTAGAGGATATCTACAGCGAAGTCCGCAAGGAGTACATGGACGAGGTAAAAGAAGAGTTAGGATTGCAGGTGAACTGATGAAAAACCTCATCCAGTATGACGAAACCGAATGGCAGGACAGCCTAACCTACTGGGCGCTGGACTGGATCACGCACCTATACGGTGCAGAAATGGCGGATCTACTTGACCCGGAGGTGGTGCCGATCGATGTGGGGAGCAGCGGACACAATCTACGATCTGATTTACTTCGTACTTCGTAACTTAAAAGATTTCCGATGGGAGGCCCTTATAGGGTACTCCCTTTATTTATTCGGCAAGCGCAGCGGAATGAAGATGTTCCGGCGGTTTATGACCGGACACTTCCCTTACTTAGCCGACGAAAACGAGGACTGGCGCAGATGGGCAACGAATCAAATCGAATTGTTAGGTGGGCGAAAATGGCAGCCGACGAAGCAGTATGGGCGTATGAAACGATCCGCGAGAGTGGGTCAGAGGAACTCAAATATCTCATTAGCCTTATCACTGGAGGACATCCTCCGGGAAGGAGTGTTAAAGATGGCAAAGAAAAAAGTGAAGATCGACCCGGGCCACGGAGGGCATGACTCAGGAGCGATCAGCGTCACTGGTGTAAAGGAAAAGGACATCAACCTTGCAACAGCGCTGAAGGTAGCTGAGCTGCTTAAGCCTAATCCAAACATTGAATGCACCTTAACCCGGACAACAGACGTATTTATCGAACTGAGTGAACGGGCAAAGATGGCGAACAAAGAAAAGGTTGACGCATTTATATCCATCCACGTGAACAGCTTCAAGAACACTTCCGCCGGTACTGAGACAGAGTACACTCGAACAGGCGAGAGTGAGAAACTAGCGCAGATTGTGCAGAAGCATCTGGTGAAAGCAACTGGATTCAAAGACCGCGGAATCAACAAATACAACCTTGCAGTGACCCGGGAAACAACTATGGCAGCAGCGCTAACCGAGCCGGGGTATTTAAGCAATCCCGCAGAAGAGTTGATACTCGTGTCCCCGGACTTTATACCGCGTTATGCGGAGGCTGTGGCCCGTGGAGTATGCGAGTACCTGGGCATTCAATATGAGGCAGTACCGTCCAACACAAACCCAGTCACCGTGCGTATCGGCGCTTTGGATATTGAGCAGCCGGGAATTATCATTGATGGACGCAGTTGGGTGCCGGCTAAGCTTACCTTAGGCATGCTAGGGTTCCTGCAATGGACATTTTCTAATAAAACTATCTTAATCAACGGCACACCGGTGGAGACCAAGATATACAACAATACCAGCTATATCCGGTCTGTTGACCTTATGACACTCGGCCTTGTCCGTAGCGTGTTTATGGAGCCAGATGCATCCAATCCAAAACGAGTATTGATCATTCCGAAGGAGGGGTAATAATGAAAGAAGTATGGGATCAAGTACAACCTCAAGTGGCTACGGTGGTAGTGTCACTCATAGGCATAATCGCCACTATAGCGCTCTCTCTGCTGGCTGTGCTGCAAAGCAAGGTAAAGATATGGTTAGCGAGTAAAACGTCACTGGCAGACCGTGAACTGATCCATAAGATCGCTTTGGAGGCTTATGCGTTTGCTGAAAAGGAATTCAAGACTCTGGGCGGACCAACAAAGTTATCAGAGGCGTACAACTACGCATCTAACCTATTGCTGAAATCCGGTATGCAAGTGGCGCCAGAAGAAATTAAAGCGGCAATCGAGAAAGCGGTGCTTGATTATAACCAAAAGTCCAAGTCCGCATGACAAGTAGGCCATCCTTTATTGGGTGGCCTTTTTTACTGTTTTGTAATAGTTATGTACTGACCGGTATAGCCGTCTACACACAAGTATAGTCTAAGCCCATATAATTTCCTCGATTGTCCAGATCTTATCTGTTTTCCGAATCACAATCCTCTGAAAAATGGACTGCATGATATCCTTCTTTGTACGCTGCTCAAATAAATCCCAGTTTTCCTTCATGTCATTGATCATCTTGACAGCTGCTTCTGAA